CTGCTCGGGGGTACAATTGCACCGAAAGCCCCTCTGTAAATCAGTGATTTGCAGAGGGGTTTCTATTTACAGCGGACGCTTTAACGGACGCTTTTGGGGGAAGACAAAAAAGAAGGGCGAGGAAGTGTTCACTTCCCCGCCCTGTTAGACGTTGCGAGATTACGCAAATAATCACGTACATCTGAGAGCATAAGCTCGTTTGAATTCAGCACCCCGAAGGGTGGACAAATGTAGAAGCGTGCACTCATCTACACTGCAAAGGTAGGCAAAGTTTTGATACCACCAAATACCCGCAGACCTTTTTCGTGAGGTCACGAAAATGATATGCGCACGCCTCAAGGCTTGGACATTTGCAACGCACGAAGATACAGCCACATAGTGCAGTCCACCGCCCGCCAATAGCCACATTTTTGGGCTATCTTTGGACAGACCTTGGACAATTACAGACCCCGCAGGAGCGGTAGCCACAACTTGCGAGATACCCACGCACCGAGGGCGAGCGCAATAGCCAGCAGGGGCGCAAAGGCTTTCAGTCGCCACGCCTGCCACGAAGTTAGCTTGGCGGGGACTTCGACGCGTCTTGTAATGGTCTGCACTATACGCACGCTATCGACACGACCAGCGTTGATAGTATCGTGTACAAATCTCTCGCGGTTGCGATACACGACCTTGTCCTTGTAGATGGTATCGCCCGCCATGCGCTCTGTGACATACACGCTGTCGTGGATATACACGCTATCCAACCTCCAGCGATCACGCCACTCTACTCTCCCACGCCACTCCGTGCGGGTGTGCTCGATCGGGAGCACACGTGGCGAGCAGGAGGTCAGGAAGTAGCCCAGCAGAGCAACGGCTATAATCACAAGGAGCGTCTCACACACGCTCAGTCTATTTGTTTTCATCGTAAATCTGTGTAAATGCTTTGTCGGGTAGCCACAGCTTGCTACCTTTGTAGGAGAGAGGCGCTGGGGCTGGAGATTGGCTTTCAGATTTCGTACTCATGATAAATCCTATCCAGCCCCGCCTCTCTTGCGCCCTGCCGATTGGTGGGGCGCACTTATTTAGGGCTGAGGCTCGCCAGCCTCAGCTTCCGCCTTGGCCTTAGCCTCGTCCTCAGCTATCCACTGCGCCTCGAGTGCGAGTGCCTCATCCTCTGGCGTGAGCACCCACAGATGGGCGTCATCCTTTGGGCAGTAGCCGAAACTGACTACGATGCTATGCTCGGCATTAACGTACAGGTAGCCAGCGACCTCTTTAAGTTCAATCTCCATAATCACATCTGTTATCGGAAGGTTAGTGCGAACCCCTTGGCGGTGGCTTTCTGTGCATACTCTCGCGCCTCGTCTTTGTGCGCCGTCTGCCAAGCACTTGCAAGCGTGATAGATTTGCCTGTCACCTGCTGGAGGTTATCGACTAAGTACTTCACGCTCTCCGTGGAGAGGTTAGCACACGCGGAGAGGTCGAGGGCTACCTTTAGGCCTTTTATGCGCACCTCCTCGAGTGACGAGCAACTGCCGAACATGGAACCCGTTACTGTCGCTCTGGAGAGATCTATCACGCCCGTTACATCGGCGAGCATAGAGCAACCACTGAACATATACTCAGTTGTCGTCAGATCTCCTCCGGAGAGGTCGAGAGATACACTCTTCAGCGAGTAGCATCCATAAAACATCAGTCTCGCGGTCGTCACTTTCGGCGTGCCACCTATTGTCGCAGTCGTCAGCGATTGGCATCCTTGGAAGGTAGAGTTGACGTCTGTTGCTTTTGGTATGCTACCTATCGTAGCCATTTCTAACGCTGAACAGCCCGAAAAGGCCGATGAAACGCTCTGTGCTGACGCGAGGTCTGGCAGTGAGACGGTGGTCAGAGCGGAGCAACCATTAGCAAGGGAGGATACGTTAGCTGCATTTTCTATGCCTCGCACCTCTGGCAGCTTTGTCAAGTATGGATTTCGAGCGAAGCAATAGCTGAGATCAGCTGGTCGATATCTCTCGGAGAGTTGCATCGTCGGGAACGATGCATCTTTCCAGTCAATGAACTGCTGCGACCTGAAGATGATCGGCACGTAGAAACTTAGCGCTCCGATCTTCTCAGCCAGTGCTTCCAGCCCGTCGTCGTCGGAGACCTGCGCTCCCTTTGATCGCAGGGCGTTGATTATGTTGCGTCGGTGGCTGTCAAGCTCCATGAGCTGATCAGCCGATAGGGTCTGTTCGTTCATCGGTACATCCTTTCCTTTATTTATACGATAGAGGTACTGCGTTGTGGTGGCGTTGATGGCAGCATACTGCGCCTCGGTCATCTTCGGGTTGTCGGTGGTCGTCTCGAGATAGGACTGATAGGCGGACTTCCCATCCTTACCCTTTTGGCTGTCGAGATACGCCTGCTCTGATCCGACAAAGCCCTTTCGTACGGCTATATCGTATATACTTTCCCCAGGCGCTCCGTGCAGGCTGACGAGATAATCTACCTCCGTACCCTGAAAGCCTTGAAGCTCCTTGGCTCGCTCGTAGTTCGACTTCGGTATGATATCCTTGGCGAACTGCTCCTCTGTACCTTGGTATCCGTGCTTCACAGCGAGCTGGTAGTTGTTCAGACCGTCCTTGCCTTTCAGACCCGCCAGCACGTTCGCCTGCACCTTTACGGGCGTCTCGTTGCTTCCGTACTTAGTCACCTTGCAGAGGTCTACTACTATCTCGTAGTCGTGGTAGCCGTCGGCATACGCAGGGTCGGGAATGCGCCCCGTAGCGGTGAGGGTATAGACGCCCAGCCCCAGCTGTCGTGTCACCTCAGCCGTGACCTCCACCACCAGCTTCTTGTCCTCAATGGCGTGCGGTACGGGAACGCACCCATCTCCGCTCTCGCTCGCCACCTTTACGCTCAGCTCCTCCAGCTCCGCAGGGTCAAGGACTTCGCCCGACGGCTGTTTGACCAGCTCCACGGGGATACGCTTGTCCGTGCCACGTTGCACCAGCTGGAGCGTCTTGCCGTCGCTCTTACTTCCAAATGGTCGCATATATCGTTTGTTGTCGGGGTGGTTAGATGCAGGACGGGAGGACACCCCATTACCGCCCGCCCTGCTGTGTTAGTTACTTCAGTCGGGTGAAGTTCTTGCCGTCATTCGTCGTCATCGCTTCCTGCTTCGGCATTTCGCCGAGCGGGGGAATAGCTACGTGTACCCAAACGCTCTGCCCCTTGCGCTCGTAGATGACCTGCTGGTAGCCTCCACGCTTGCGGATGAGGTCGAACAGCTCCCGCAGTCGCTCTGGGCTCTTCGCTGGCACGATGTCAGCGGCCTGACCTGCAAGGTGCTGGCTCTTCTTCACGCCACCGACGGCGTGGTTTACGTCCCAACTACGGAAGCCAGAGGTCACCTTGATAGGCTCTCCGAACTCCTCTCGGATGCCGTCGAGGTAGTCCATCAGTCGCAGGAGGTCTCGCTTCTGTGTGGCGTTGGGGGTGTTGTCCTTTCCGAGGCGCGCGGCCGCTTGGCTTCTCGTCAGCTCCTCGAGGGTGAAATACTTGCTCATAGTCGTTTCGGTATTATTCTTCTCCTTCTTCTCTCTTTACTCGTTCAACAAAGATCTCTCGGATCTCTTCGACGTCCTTGTTTCGTATTGCATTAGCTCCCTTCACGAAGCGTCGCATACTCTTCTCCATGCTCTGCGTGACGTTTTTAGGACTATTCTCCCAAATACTCGTGAACTCCGTATGTACGATAAGTAGCGTCACCAACATTGATACGTATGGGAGCTCATGCATGTGAGCATACGACCACGCATCAGACATAAGCAGAATTCCATCGACAATGCCTGCAAGAGCCACACAGAAGTAGTACAGAACAAGTCTGATGACGAATGAAGCGTAGCCCTTGCTTGACGCTCCGTTACCGAACTTCTTGGCTAACTTCTTTGGGTCTCCCTCCAGCTTTCCCTCGCTTACTATGATGCGAGCCTGCTTTTCGTCAAAGCGTTTGTCTCGCATAAGCGCAGAAGCGAGGTCAAGGAAGCGGGCGATAGTCACACTCACATAGCAGAAGATACCGATTACCGCTGCGTGCGTTATCTCCGTCTTGGAGAAGGCGTCAGGGTCGAAGAAGTCAATAAAACTCATAGTCTTTGGTTTTGGTTGGTTATCGTGTTTTATGTCGAGCAGCTACACTACTTAGCTGCAGAATATCCTTTGCACGGATCTTGCCCTCTACCTCCACTCGGATAGATGCTGCGGAGGTCAAGTGGTTGGCAAGTCTCCCCTGCTGTGCCTTGTTAAGTATCAATTCGCCAGGATTGACTCGAGCGAGGACTCGGTCGCCCGAGCCATCACCGCCTGGCACGATACCACCATTGGCGAACTTCGGTATCTTCTTTGCCGAAGATGAAATGAGGGCTATCAGACCACCCACGGCTACCGCAGCGAGAGCCACACCGACAAACGGGATGCCCGCGTGCGCCTTAGCAGCCTTAGCAGCCGCCCCAACGGTGTCAGCAGAGGTCTCGGCCTGCGTAGCCGCTATACGCGCCGTCGTAAGCCCTAACTCCGTGGCGGTAGACGTTGCCTCCGTGGTTGTCACAAGCGTTCTACCTGCAACCTGCTGTGCTGTGAGAGCCTGCTCGGCAGCGGCCGCCACTTGTCTGGCCTGCGTAAGCCCCTCTATCATCTTCACAAGGGAGAGGATAGTGTCGATACCCTGCGTCGCAGAGTCGAACACCGCAAAGAAGCGCTCCCACGCAGAGGCCTGCGCATCTGGGTCGAACGCCTTTTGAAGCTCGCTGAATGCACTCTTGAGGTGGCGGGCGCTCTGTGCAACGGACTTCAAGCCCGAAAACGACTGATCTTTGACCGCCTCTCGGTACTTCTTCAAGTCGGACTGAATAGTCGCCACCTTGATAGCTTGGTCGAGCGTCTTGGTCTCCTTCTGTGCCTGCTTGAGAGCCTCCGCAACATCCAGCCCAGCCTTTTCAGCCTCCTGCAACTGGCGAACGTAGTCCTCCATAAGCTGCTTCTCCTCACCAAGCTTCGTAGCTTCGTCCTTTTTGTAGTCGTAGCTCGTATCTCGTACACCCTTTACTGGGGTGGCAGCCTTAGCGATAGAGGAGAGGTCGTTGGAGAGCTTTTCGCCCAGCTCCTTTTTGAGGTTCTCCTGCCCCTCGGTGGTCGTGGCGGTCTGATTGGCTCGCTCACGTGTAGAGGATATGAGCTTAGCGAGAGCCTCTGCATACTCGTTCTCCTTGAGCCTGCCCTCCTCACGTGCTTTCTCCAGCTTCTTCGCTTCGTCAGCGTAGTTGCGTTGCAGGTTTGCAATATCGGAGACAGCGTCGATCTCGCTCATCTTAGCCTTGACATACTCATTGTTTAGATCAAGCTCACCATGCGCCTTTATGGTTGCGTTCAGCTCGGCCTTCGCACGCTCCGCCTTGGCTCTGCGCAGATCATCCTCCGTAGCAAGACCGTATTTTACCTGCGCTGTGATCAGTTTGAGTTCCGCTGCACTTCTCGCCTTCTCCTCAGTCACCTCCCTTTCTACAAGCAGATGCGTCTTTAGGCTGTTATACTGCTGGTCGTTGAGGGCCTTCTCACCAAGAAGCGATGCGAGCTTCTCACGATACTGAGTTGCAACCTTGTCAAGTGCAAGACGATACTCCTCTTCGGAGATGATGCCTGCTGCACGCTGGTTATGCAGTTCGTTGAGCTCCTTGGTGGCCGCCTCTCTCGTTCGCTGTAGTTCGCTCTTCTTCTTGCTCTTCTTTGAGTCGTCGTCAGAGGAGCTGGACACACCGCCGCCACCAGCGAAGCTCCCGCCAATAGACTTTACCCCGCCCTGGGCTTCGCCCTCAATCTTGATGCGCTCGACGTGAAGCTCACCTATCTTTGCCTCTGCATCATTGGCAACCAGCTGGCTCGCAGAGGCCTCCTTAAAGGACTGGTAAGTAAGTCCTTTCTCCAAGATAGAAACCATAAACTGCTTGGCTTCCTTTGAAGCATCAACACCAAACAGCTCTTTGTAGATCCCCTTGAGTTGGCCTAACTTGTACTGATTATCAGTAGATGTTCGTACATCCTTATCGTATGTAAAGCCCTTCAAGTAACCATTCCTTTGAGCATCGGACAGCGAGAACGATTTAGCAAGTGCCTTTCCGACTCGCTCCATGTCGCCAGCAGAAATGCTCTTACCACCACCCTTGAGGTACTCGCCATATCGGTCTTGCAGAGGCTTCTTACTCGTCTTTGCGATTTCGCTGTAGAAGTCAATCTGTCTATCGATCTCCTTTAGCTTGAGTATCTTGCTTACGACATCCCTGATTCGGTCGTACTTCCCTGCAATTCGGTCAAGAGAGCCCTCCTGCAAGCCCAGAGACTTCTCCAACTGGTGCTGTACCGTCTTCTGCTCCTCGAGCTTCCCGTCTAAGCTCTTGTAGAGATCAAATAGGCGTAAAATCTGCACCTCCTCATCGCTTCGAGTAGACTTGATTTCCCTCTGCTTGGCGAGATACTCGTTCTGCAGTCCGTTAATCTCCTTCTGCTTACGATACCAGTCTGCAAGAGCGGTCACGATAGCCGTGATGCCTGCGATGATAGCCATTGGCGCAATCGTGGCCATAAGCCCACGGATAGTCGCCAGCGTGGAAGCCCAAGCGAGTTTTACTGTGGTGGTGGCTCTTGCCCATAGTGACACCGTGGTGGATGCCGCCTTGGTTTGCTCTGCGATAATCTCGCTTGCAGGGCGGAACGAGAGGCTACCTGCGTTGCTGATAGCTCGCTGAGTGTTCAGCACGCCAGCCACCGATGCAGAGGACGAGGGGAGGTTGGTAGCTCTCCCTCCGATATTGTAGTGTGCCTTATCCGCAGAGGCCTGCAGAGCGGCAAGACGCTTGATGCGCGCTTCTTCATTCTTCGCACGGGCCTCTGCGAGGAGTTCGCGTCTGTTGTGGTTTGCCTTGTTCAGTGCATCACCAGTGGCGGCGAGCGCACGTGCATTCTGCTCCAGCTTACCAGCTAAGCGCGCTTCTTCTCGCTCTCGCTTCGTGATATTCGCAAGTTGCAGACGTGACTGATCGGCAATGGCTCTGTCATACTCTCGTTGGCTCTTAGAGACTATCGCAGCCTGTTCTCTCTGCAGGTCGCGGATAGCCTTCTGCTCCTCAGAGGTATATCGGTCGGCCTTATTCAGAGCAGAAGTAGCTGCCTTTACATCCTTTGGTGCTGTGGCAGCCTCCAGAGCACGCTTGGCAGCAGCCACTCGCTCATCCTTGGCTCGCTCTATCTGCTCCTGCTTGGCGATAATCTTGGCGGCCGCCTCGTCGTTAGCACGCTGGAGTGCGAGCTTAGCATTGGCAACTCTCTGTGCAGCCTCCTCTTCGCTTCTCTGCATACCACGGAGTAGAGCCTGATGCTCGTTCAGCAGGGTGCGCTTCTCCGTCTGTGCGTTGGAGAAGTTATCTACCGCCTTCTGGAAGCGCACATCACCTGTGTACTTGGCTACCTCAAGGCGCTTCTTCTCTTTCTCTGTAATCGTGCCTGCCGCCTGCACAGCCGCCTCTGCACGCTGGAGCTGTTGCTGGGCTTCTGCGAGCGCCTTCTGCGCTTCCAGCTTGGCTCGCTTCGCAGACTCCTTGGCGGCGGCCTCGTCAGCTATGGCCTGCGCCTGCGATGCCTTGATAACCGCCCCTGCTTGGCTCCAAGTTGCAGAGAACTTTCCCCACAAACGCGCACCGAGCAAGCCCCCCGCCCAAATGTACAAGTTGGAGAGGTGTGTGCGCAGGTAGTCCAGAAGATCCTTTACCTTCTCGACAAGAGCCTTGAAGTTATCGTACACGTGCAGAGAGTCCGCAAGGCTGGTAAAGGAGTTTTTGAGACGGCCAAGAGAACTCTCGAGGTTGTCGGTGCTGGTGTCCCCAGAGAGCTTCGCCAGCTCGTCGGAGAACTTACCCATAATCTCGGCACTGCGGAGCTTACCCTCCTTGAGGAGCTTGTCCAGCTGTGACATCGATACGCCCGCAGCGTTCGCCATGGCCTGCATAGCCACGGGCATACGCTCACCAAGCTGGCGACGGAGTTCTTCGCTGGAGATCTTCCCCTTACTCATCATCTGAGTAATAGCCATCATCGTAAGAGCCGCCTCTCCGCCCGAGATACCGAACGAAGCCATAGCCTTACTGATATTGGAGAAGATGCGTTCCTGCTCCGCCATAGCGATGCCCGCAGGAGTTGCAGCCGCCTTGAACTTAGCGAACGCCTCGGTAGTGCCGATGAGGTCTGTACCGTACTTATCTGTAAGCTCTGCGAGGAACTTCAAGCTGCGGGCATACTCGCGAGTGTCCGTGCTGATATTGCGAAGCACGACACGCGCACGGCCTGCCTCTCGAGCCGTATTGACAAGAGAGGAGATAAAGCTACTAATAGAGGTAACGCCTGCGCCCAACGCACCAACCATTGCAAGGGCTTGGAACTGGATGCCACGGAGTGAAGCGACGGCTTCATCCGCTCGCTGCTTGAACTTGTCCGCAAGCAGCTCTAATCGGACGGAAAATGAAAGATTATTAGCCATAGGCTGGTAGGCTGAATGTGTGTATTACTTATCTGCGACTACGATTTTCGCATCCTTGAGCTGGTCAAAGATTGCCTGACCTACATCCTCGCTCTCAGTCTCCCACGGGAACGGAAGGAGCTTCTCGGGAGAGCAAACGGAGTCTTGTGCGAGGTGCGGGAGCATAGACATCCAAGTGAATAGGCGCGTATACTCGAGCTTCTCCTGCTTGCGCTTCTGTATGGCGTTCAGAATAGCTGGTATCTCCCACAACTCCATTCTGTCCATAACATACCCTGCATCAATACCTCCGTCCACGATTATCATATTGGCGATAGTCGTGAAGTCGGGTCCGTCACCTTCGTCATCACTGGCGTCTCCTCCGCCTGCATCAGAGAGGGAGGCTGTAATAGGCGTAAGCTCCTCCAGAGTGCGCTCCAGTCGCCCATATAGATGCGACGACACCTCTACGCTATCCAAGACAGACACCCACGCATCGAAAGGCATCTTACTACCGCCCTCTTCGCACCTCTGCAAGCAGTAGATAAGGAGAGGTATCTGCTCACCGTCTTGGATATTCAGTGTAGAGAAACTCCGCGCGGAGAGCTTCTCGAAAAGAAGTACCGCGCGGAGTGTCAGTGGGAATGGCACGCTGTCCATTAGAGCGTAATCCCTGCGGCGGTAATCGCTTCGGTGCTTCCGATTTCCTTATCCGCCTTATCCTTGAGAGGACCAGAGCCGTTCAGCGTGCAGGTGAAGGTCTCGTACTCCCCGCCAGTGCTATTCTTGCTAAGGTCGGAGATAGTGACCATACCCTTACGGAGAACTTCACCCTTAGTTACAGTGCGAAGACCTGCCGCATCCTCTGCGATAGTCACCGCGCAAATCTCGAATGTGACAGCCTTACCTGATGCGGCAAGGTTCTCAAGAGCGTTGTAGGACAGATGCCCAGCGGAGTTCGATACGTACGCTTCGATAGAGGCGGACCATTCATTTCGGCCTCCGAGCTTATCAGGACTCTTGCCCGACATCTTACTGGAGATTTCGATAGTCTGTGGTGAGAACTTGAAATCATCCTTCTTCACATAGGGAACGAACAGACCAGCAATGAACATGCTGGTCGACTCGCCTCTGACGAGGTCCACGTTCTTATTGTATTTGGGGTTGGGAGGTGTTTGAGTTGCCATAAGAACTGCTATTTAGTTATTGGTTTTGGTTATGATATTTCGAACGTAAGTGACTGGAAGAACTTACCATCAGAGTGGCCCTCTTCGGACTCGTCGAGCGTGGCACGTGTTTCGCACCACCCCATTGTCTTCCCGACCTCATCATTGCGCCCTCCATCGAGGACAGCATCCACCAGCTTCACCAGCTCAATAGATCTGTCGTAACCATCGGAGAAGCATAGCACGGTTACATAAGCCTCGCTGTGCGTGTCGCCTGACTTGTCGCGGTCACGACCGTAGGCGCTGCGATATACGATTATGTAGTCGCCAGCGGTTTCTTCTGGAGCTATCACGGGGAATATTTTATCCCCTACAAGCTCACGCAGCTCCTCACACGCAAGGAGTTTGCTCCGCACCCACTGGGCGGTGTGCCATTTTCTGTTGTTGTCGAGATAGATACTCATACGTTGGTTAAGACTTTCGTGACTCCTGCAAGGAGTATTCGCTGTGCGCGTGGCGTGCTTCTCTGCTTAGCATGCGTCCAAAAGAGGGTGGGCAGCACCCTGCCTCTGAACTTCCCGCTTCGGGTGTATCTGTCAGCCGTGCCCTTGTCAATGAGGTGGGCGTGGTTCGCAGCTTGAGACTCCTGACCCATTGCCGTCGCTCCATTGACATAGAGGAAGCCGATCGACACAGACACTCGACCGCCCCTGCTTCTCCGAGGCATACGCCTACGAAGCCCTCGGATGAGGTTACCTCTTGGCACGTGCCCATTCCTATTCGGCTGCTTGTACAGAGGGGGCAGGGTCGTGCGAACATCCTGCTGGTACACCTCCGCAGCACGGAAGAATGGTTCACGCAGACTCTCGGGGCTTGGTGCTTCCTTGAGCCTGCCGATAAAGGACTCGACCTCGGGAAATCCGTTGAGAGAAACTACATCAGGCATACTCTATTCATCCACAAAGCGAGCTGTGACCTGCACCGTTCTGTCAAGCATAGGCTGTAGCAGTACGATGCGATAGAGTGCACCATTGAAGCGAAGCCACCCAGAGGAAGATAGTCGCTTATCAGCGCGAACCACGAACACCACAGCCGAGGTATCGACAACCTCACGAGCCTGCAATCCGTCTTTATCGTAGGTCGGGCGAAGCGTTCGGAGGTAGGCACGAGAGCGGAAACTCTCTACCAGATCCTCCTTTACCGCACCCGACACACTCTGCGTCTTTACAGCCTTGAGGAACACCAGTCGGTGTGTGAATGCTCCTGCGTTCATCGCTCTAATCGGTATCTGCCTATGAGTGAGCCAAGCGAAAATGCAAGCTCCGTCACTCGCCCAACACGATACCCCTCTCGGTCAGCGTAGAAGCGTGCGACTATCATTCGGAGAGCATGGCGAAGCGCTTGAGGCAAGTCGCCAGAGGCCAGCTCCACCTCGACCAGCGGTCTGCAGAGAAGCCCAGATAAATAGTCTTCGGCCGTATCGATCAGCTCATTGATGAAGGCATCATCCTCATCATGCTCTACGTTCAGCTGCTTCTTCGCTTCCTCGAGAGAGATATATGTGGGCATAGTATTACTTACGCTTTACGCTTCAAGCAGGCAAACGCTTCATTACGGAGCACAGTGAGTGAGTAGTCGCCATTGAGGGTGAAGTTGACGCGGTCTTTAACGCCATCGTACTGTGCATAGAGACGGTCGCCACTGCCGTGGTGGGCAAGGACTGCATAAGACATCACGCCAAAAAGGATAGCATCCTGCGGCATAAACGTGGTGGCAACTACAGGGTAACCGTTCATGTGACCATCCTCAAGAATCATCTTCTGGGTACCCTTTTCTACTGGAGTAGTCTTTAGTAGGCTGTAGGTTGTAGGATGTACGAAGTACGCAGTGCTATTGTCCGTCTCGACATCCATGCCGAGCACCTCGGCCTCAAGACTGGCAACCTCGGTCAAGGTAGGGTTCACGGTTTTGCTCCACGAAGAAGCGACTGGCGCAGCATAAGGCGTAGACAGGACAGAGCCTATGCCATTATTTGGAGTGGCAGGGGCAGTCTTCGCAAACAAAGCGAGGTTGATGGCTTTGCCAACAGCCTTACCAAGTCGAGAAAGAACGATAGAACGGAGATTGAGGTTGGTTGAATTGATAGACTGCGACGTTACGGGGACGTAGACACCGATACGCTCTGACTTAGCAGAGATCTTACTGAGGTCAATACTCTGGTCAGAAAGAGCGACATCTTCTCCTGCAATGGTGGCTGTCACTCCAGCGAGAACAGGCCATACGGGCTGACCTACAACACCCGATTGCATCTTGAGCCCGACCTTGGTGTGGACAAGCTCTGCCTCGAGAGGCTGTACAACCTCTTGGATAACTTTTGGCTGAGCTGGCTCTACATTCGTCGTCATCGTGGTAGCACGCTCCTCGAGTGGTATCTCCATTCGAGTATCAACAGCTCGCATCGCACCTTCAAGGAAGCGCTTAGACGATTCTAAATGCTCGCTCGACTTGTCGGGCTCGAGAGCCTTAGAGACGATAGCATTGAGACTTCGCTCCTGCATATCCTCGCTAACTCGGACAAGCTCGCGCTCTTCATCTTCGGTCAGCGCACCTGCGTGTCGCTTACCCTGCAGCTCCTTGAATCGCACGTGCAATTCGTGCAGCTGTTCTTGTTCCTTTGTCATAGTTAATTGGTTAAATGGTTAAAGGTTGGACTTAGTTATGTCAGCCCAGCGAAGAGCGCGCTCTGCCAATGGCGTACGAGCTACTGGCTCGGGAGCTTCCTCGGGGGTTGTTTCTTCTTGGACTGGCGCGGGAGTAGGCTCTTCGGTTGGCTCGGGTAATCCTCGCTCCTCATCGAGAGCCCGCTTTGAGCGTTCAGCGGATGCAGTGGTGGCTGGATAGGCGGGGGTGCTTACAACCGACACATCCCCGATATACGAGAAGTGGTCAATGTGACGAAGCCACGTACCATCAGAGAGCTCTTCCCAGCGAGTGTCTCCCTTCTTTACGCCAAAGAGGAAGGAAGAGCCACGGAGGTCTCCACGACGGAGGAGCTCCAGCGTATCGTTTCCTAACTGCGTATTTGGGGCTTCGAAGCTGTACTGCAGTCCACGCTCAGTAATGGTTAATTGAAGGCTGCCACTCCCGTTGGTGCTTCGTGCAAGCAACTGCTTTCTGTCGTGCTCGTAGAGGGCTAAAACATCGGATGAGCGCAGAAGCTCTTCGGTGACTGCGCCCTGGTGGACGATCTCACGAAACGAGCGGCCTTCCCACCAGTCGTACATCACTTCGCTTTCCTCGTCATAGACGATGGCAAGCCCCTCAATGGTGCGCTTCTCTTCGCCCACCAAAGATGGCGCAGATAGCGAACTGAGGCTACTCCTTCGTTCGTATATGTTGTTCGTATTGCTCATAGGTTTTGGGCTTTATATAACGTAGTTATAAGGCGTATTTTGACACCACTTTTAGCTATTCCTCTGCGCTTTTGCCTTCATCACCAGCTGGGTGAAGCTCTTCAATACTCGGGCGAGAGGAGATAGGAGCTACGTTGCACGTGATAAACAGCTGGTCTCCACCCTCAATAGGCTCTCTATTCTCAAAAATGCGCCCCTCATTGGGAGTCATCACGCCAGCCTCCACGCTGCTCTTTACGTACTCTGCGCGGGTGCGCAGGTCGGTCGCAAAGAGGCGAGAGAGGTCAAAGCGGATGCGCTCGGATGCTCGCCTTGATCTTGGCAGTAGCTTCACAGAGAACTCTTGTTGAATTTGCATGATAAGGGGCTGGAGCGTCTGGTTGAGGAAGTTAATCTGCGAGTTCTCCGCCTCCTTGTAGTTGGTACTTTGGTCTGCGAACACCATATAGGGATGCACACCGAAGAAGCGACATATATCCAGAACGGAGTACTTGCGCACCTCAAGTAGCTCTGCATCGGCATTGCTAATAGAGGAGTCTATGAATTGCATAGACCCTGACAAGCGGACAATTCTGCGCCCCTGTGCAATCTCGTTATTCACTCGATCTACCACTTTATCCGCCACATCAGAGTCAAGTGCGCCAATCCCTTGCAGTTCATTTCCACCCACGAGGAAACCGCTCTTTTGGTTGCCTGATAGCAGTCCTTCATTCGTCTGTTTATCTGCATTGGCGCTAAGTGACATAGAACTCGAAGCGTACGTAATGGTGGAAACGCCAGTATAGCCACCATCGAGACTGTTGTTCTTTAGGTGGATAATCTCGTCAGCAGTGAACACACCGTTGATATTCCACACATCGTCCGAGACGCTGTAGGTATTGCTATGCTTGTCGTAAAACACTGCGACATCCCCAAGCAGGATAATATCCAGCAACTCGCCTCGAGTGGAATATCGAGGGTAGATATAAGCATTCCCCGAGAGGAGCAAGCGAGCAACTATATTCTTGAGCAGAACGAAGAAGTTCTGCCTGCTATTCGCCTGTCCCGCAAAGAGGGTATTTAGCTGCGTGTTCCCAGCATACTGGAATATACTCCCCGAGCGCTTTAGGTGCTGGAGCTCGAGCGATGCGATAGTCCCAGAGAGAATATCCACACATCGGTACACGCTTGCAATGGTCATTGCTATGTCCGGGGTAGACACTGACGCTCCGTTGAATCGATTTACGAACTCCTGCACGCTTCCGCCAGATGCGCACTTATCGCCACCAGCGTAGTACGACCGCTTGAAGAAGCGAGTGAAGAATTGAGAAATGGTCATTTTATACGATAGTTTTGAAGTGGTTGAACAGCCAAAAGCACATCAAGCAGGTGATAGCTCCGTCAATCTTGTCCGAAGCCACAGCCTTAACAGGCTTGCGGTTTTCGAGTCGGTCCTCGTCTATCACAGCGTTGCTAAAGCAGTATGCCGTAATCGGATTAGGGTCAAACGTGATGCTATCCTGCGATAGAGCCAGTTCGAACGACATCACGGCCGTATTGAACGAGCCATTGGTTTGCGGGATAGCCTCCAGATTTGCCTTGCCCACCTGCGGAGTAGATCGCAAGAGGTTAGTGAACTCGAGAGCCTTGTAGGGGTCATAGCCTATCTTGAGGGTAGATAGAGGTTGTCGGAGGATGGTCTCCACGATGAGGGGGTAGTCGATGCTGTCACCCTTGCAGAGTATCAGATAGCCGTCATCAGCCCACCGCTTGTAAAGCTCTCGGTTTACGTGCGTGGCGAGCATACCCTCTGGGAAGAAGTAATATGTGATAGCGTGGAACGGGCAGACCTTGGTGCGGCCTTCGGGTACACGACTGGGTGTGTAGACAAGGAACGTAAGCGCACTAAAGTCATCACGGACGGACAAGTCCACAGCGCACATCGCACGATAGCCACGCAGAGACTCCATAGGTACGTGCATAAACGCCTTTTCAATCGTCTCACGAGGTATCCACATCTCACGCTCGTCTCGGGCGAAGATATTGAGGAGCTTGTTGCGGAATGCCTTCATATCCCCTGCCGTGAGCTGGGCTTTCTGATACTCCGCTTCGTAGTACTCGGGGCGCACTGTGACACCTAAATGCGGCTGGACCTTGTGCCACGTATTAGGGTCTCCCTCCTCGTCATCTACATCTGGCTCAAAAATGTGTGCGAAGATGCTATCATTCTCCACCTCTCCGCGGAGGATAGACTTATAGGCATCCAGCATCTCAGTAAATGGCGTATCGAGTTTGTCGCTTGCGGTTGTGATCACGAACGTAAGGGGATTTCGCCTTGCACCCATTGACGAGGTCAGGACACTCTTTAGCGCATCACTCTCCGCCTGTGCATACTCGTCGATGATCACCAGTGAAGCATTCAGACCATCCAATCGGTCTGCAGCAGACGACAGACAGCGCGCAATGGACATCTTCCCTGGCATTCGGTTGAACACCTGTTCACGGTTGATCTTGAAGCGTCTGAGCTGAGGATCAAGCGCACGAAGAATCTTTGAGATTACACCGAAGCACACCTGCGACTGCTGATAGCTGTTACTGCCCACGTAGCTCTCTGCGTTAGCATCACCATAGAGGAGGTCATACACTGAGAGTGTAGCAATAGAAGTCGTCTTACTGAACTTACGTGGAACGAAGAGGAGGACATCGCGAACGAGCCTTCTCTCCCCATCATCGTGGTAAAACCAAAAGATATTAGTGAACTGGAATACCTGCACGGGGGTAAGAGCGAAGAACACCATACCCTCTGCAGACGGAAGGCGGATATGCTCGTAGAACGTGATGAAGTGCAACACCTTTTCATCACGGAGGACATACCTATCGACCTTATGCAGGAAGCGCTCGATAGACAGAAGCTCGTACACGTTGTGGAGGCTCGGGTGCTTTATACACTCGCGGATATACTCCGACAGACGCTTGTCGAGCTTATTGAAGCGTTGGTATGGGATCTTAGCGCTTCGCAGCCGCTCTACGACCACGCTTTTCAGTGCTGTCGCCTCGCTTTGGCTTAGTTGCTTTGTCATATACCTGCTGGAGTATGTAATTGAGCTTGTCCACCTCGTCTCCGCTCGTGAACTTGGCCGTTCTCACGGTCATCTGAAGCTCGGACAGCTGTGCGCGGAGTTCCTTAGATGCTTCAATAAAGATGGACCATGCAGGATTAGCGCGCTTGCGTGAATCGCCCTCACGACTGGTCTCTTCGACCACTATTCCATCAGACATCAGCACCGCATAAGACTCCCTGCACACACCCGACATTTGCGCTGTGGCCGATATTAGCGGCTCAAACGCTGGGGAGTACGCTTTAAGGGCCTTTAGCCCATCTCTTAGAAAGCTTGCGGTTTCTTCTTGCGTCATTTTGTAGAGGGCACTACATAAACCCAGCGAAACATCACATTTTGACACCACTTTGCCCCCCCAAATCTTTTTAGCCCACGCCACAACCCCCACAGCACTTTGAGAACTCGCGCAAAGAAAAGGGAGCGAGGGGTGGTATGCAGGGGGGCTATCCTCTACTTAAAATCGCCTCCCCCTCTTCCTCGGAAAGTGATTTTTCGGTCGTCAAAAAAAAATGCGAGGAGGGCGGAAAAATGTGGCTAAAATGTTGGAAAATAGCGGTTTATATTTGGTGGTTTCGATTTTTTGCCCTATCTTTGTAGTACAAAATGAGAGGGAAATGCCCCAATCATTTTGAACGGAAACGAACGCAAAAAGCCCCGCGCGCGTTTCACAACGAACAACGGGGCAAACTTTTTCTTAAAATCATTACAAAGGTATGGAAACTAATCAGACCAACCAAAAGGCATACACAACGACGTATGCAGTAGCTGCCAGCTGGGCAGGGTGTACTACCATCCTGTGCAACGAAATAGCCTACCTCGACGAGGAGCTAATGTACAACACAATCGGATACGATTGTGACGAGGAGACCGAGGACTATCCAGAGATCTACCAGTACTACCTAACCAACTGCAGCGAGGACCTTTGCGAGTTCCTAAACGAGCACTTTGGCCTCATGTTTGCCTACTGCGAAAAGCTAGACTTGTGGGTACTCCTCGTAGATCACTGCGGGACAGGCTGGGACTACGTAGAGGTAGATACAGACCTACACACCGCCGCCGCACCACTCGGAACGAGTCGAATCAACTAACCGCGAAAGATATAAGACAATGGAAACGAAGAGAAAAGAAGCTACACGCATAGAGATAACCAACGTGCAAGAGCTTAAAAGAGCCGAAAAAGAAGGCTTAATCAAGGAGCTGCACACATCCCTATATCGGGGATATGTGTCAAGAATCGAAGGGCAAAAGGTAGAGCCGTATAAAGGGAAATTTGGGGAGGGCGTGAAACTCCTATCTTGCAACCGCAACAGCACCCGATACAGCTATGTAACATACTACGTATACACCACAAAAAACGAAGGAAATGAAAACGAATAAGACCATCACGCTACTCGGCAAGGAGCTGACTATATCGCAAACCTACGACAGTCACGGCTACGGACTTACCGAAACGATCGAATCTATCCACATAGACCTAAAGGAGCTAACCAGCCTAATCACGAGCGAAGAGGACGCGGAGCAGATCGCCCAAGAGATGAGCGACTACGCATACAACGAGGCTTACAACGAGTGTAAAGCCCAAGCCGAAGAAGGAGGAGCGTTATACGCTTATCGTACTCTTATGATATACCTTGAGGGCACGGGTAGGTATAACAGCGGATACATATCAGCCTCCGCAATGTATATAGAATGTGAAAGCAGTAGCGAGCGTTGTTTTACGTTCGGTGGGCAGGACATTGACCGAAAAGAGGAGGAGGATGAAGAAGGGGAGGAAATAGCCGAAAACATCAGATACAACGAGATCCTATACACCCTAAAGCTACAAAAGTTCTCGCGACGCATGAGCGAGGATGAGCGGAATGAATTTGAGTGCCTTGAGGATGAGGCGCTAAAGAATTACAAGCGCTTGCATCCCGAAGAGTTCGACGAGGAGGAAGATAACTAATACACACAAGCGCCCCGCCGCCTAAGATAGACGACGGGGCGTTTTTTTTGCTCGCTCTTTGGCGGGCAGCTACCTACCTATGCAGGTGGGTGGCATTGTCGTAGTGTGAGGTAGTGACCTGCACTAACGACCAAGGCGCGCGCGTGCAATTAAGCAGGCGCATAATCTTAGCCACGCCTTAACATGGCACACGCCACGCAACGACGTGGTAGGCTGTTTTCTCCCAGCGGAGCGGGCAGCCACGACGGGAGCGACCAGCCCCCGCGCGCTCTTTGACGTACTGACGACAAAAAAAAGGCGAGCCCCTGCAACGGGATAGCTACGCCCAAACGAAAGCGAGCCAGCCGAAGAGAGGGAGATACACCCTAACGGGAGAGGTATGCCCAATCGCTTCGGCTGGCTGAGTAACTCGCAAAAGTGCAAGGGGATGATACACCCTAATGGGTGGGCTATGCCCATTACAATAGCGCTCACTCGTATAGGTAGGTAGACGCAAAGGCGGTCAATTCAGCCCGCGCGCGCTCCTTAGACGAGCTCAAACTATTAGAGTGTAGTACCCTATGTGCTTCTATGTGGCAGGCCTTACACAGCGCCCTAAGGTTGCAGGGGTCAAACGCCAAAGCCTGCATATCAAGAGGACGCCCCGCGCGCTCCTCTATTGGGCGTATGTGGTGCACCTCGGTGGCCGCCGTTGTCCTACCTTGCTCCTCGCAGTCCTCGCAAACGGGGTGCGTGGATAGGTATGCAGCTCTCAAGCGACGCCACCGCCTTGAGTTGATCAATCGGGTGTACTCCTTAGTCCTATGCCTCTTCATCTTGATGGTGATGGCGGGTGTAGTCGGAGCGGTCGGAGCGGTGGCAGTCGCAGGCATCATCGTGATGATGAGTACCGCCACCGCCATCGTGATGAGAGTTCGCGTGATGAGGCTCGTGATGAGTCAAGTCCGCACGCTTATGATGAGTGGCTCGTGATTCGTTGAACTTGCCAAGCGACCAACGCTCGTATGATTCGTAGCTCGTGATTTGTGACGGAGGACTCTGCAGGCGCAAGAGCGATTCGTGGAGCAGATCACGAGGAGCGAGTGAGTCACCAGTGAGTCGCTCGGCTCGGTCTGCATACTTATCGTAGAGTGATTGATAGTGCAGACGGATGAAGCGCTCGTACCACTTCGGAGCATCAGCGTGCGAGGGCGTGGCCTGCTCGCCAACTATTTCCATTTTGGACATACTTGATACTTGGCCATTAAAAAGAGCGAGCAGGACAGCGGTCTCCTTGTGGCCGTCCTTCTTTCTGCGTCGTTTGCGCCCAAACTCTGGAACTTCCCAGTCCGCCAGAGCCTTGAATGCGTCTTGAATGGTTGTGTCGTCAGGGTCTTTCTCCCTCTGCTCTGCATCTTGGAGCAGGCGGATAGCCATAAAGACAGAAGCCTTAAACAGCTGGTGATTGCTCTTGAAGCCGAAGTGCTTGCGCAGTCGTCTCACCTCTACCGCTGCATCTGCGCCTATCCACGTTGTGATGCGCTGGTACACTTGTCGATCTTCTGGTGCTGATATATTAGTAGACATATCTCATCGTAGTATATTAGTGTGTTGGGTGGTACGGAGCGCAGTCCTGCGGTGCACCACAGAAAAGTTCATTTAGGATTCCGAGGAACTTCTTATAAAAGAAAACCGCACCCCCCTTAAATGCAAGGGAGGGCGGTCTTATTGGATGCCTATCGTCTACGAGGTGGAGGCGTAGGTCGATTAGGATTGTCCCAGTAGCGAGGAGAGGATGTGTCGTATCTCTCACCGCTGAATCTATCTCCATCAAGAACCTCGGGAGAGAGAGAGTCGCTGCTAATCACTGCGGGCTTACGCACTTGGTGATATGTACCGCGCTCTGTACCCATCTGAATATCTATCTCTCGGGCAACTGCGAGCCACTCCATACCCGCATAGCGCCTTAGCGTTGTACGGTGGTGGTATGCAAACGTTCCCGTCAGCTCATAGCCACGCTCTGGGAGTGAGCCGTATATCGCACCGAAGCACTCTGCACGGAAGCCAGCGAGTGTGTTCTGCGTATATCCGCTCGTCTTGTCTATCGCTCCTCGCTCACTCAAGGGCTTACCGTCCTTTGTGTGGATGATAGACGGAGAAACAGACACGATACCATCGCCTGCGGACAGATGAAGCTCCGCCTCTGCGCCCTCTCCAGTAGAAGAGGTGAACACAAAGCGCTCGCGTCTATCCTTAGACAGCTCCTCGCCTCGTCTGCCAATGGCATCAGAGATCCACAGAGAGGGCGCTTGGCACACAATAGCACTGGGAACACTCCATAGCTTCCACTCTCGGAATTTCTCAAGCGTCTCCCCGTTGCGCTTATAGAAGCTCACGTTAGAGAACACCTCAAGCTCGATGGTATTGTACCCTTCTGGAGGTAGCGGAATATACAGCCCCTCCCCGATAATATCCTCCTCGCTAAATCTCGGATGATTCCACGAAGTACCCCACGACAGCTTATTATCTCCACCGCCATAGGTAAGATGAGGGGTGTAGTCGGGATGAGGAACGGAGTTACTCCACCCTAACTGACGAATGCGACGCACATAGACAGAATCATTGCGCTGTACATCCAAGTCGTAGAGGTATTTCACACCCTTATCGCCTCGGGCGGTAAGTCGGAAGTACAAGCGCACCTCCTCGAACTGGTCCGTGAACTTCTTGAACTCTTGGATGCAGTTTTTCGCGCGCTCTCTGTCAGCCTTGCCCTCGGAATAAGTGTACCCCCTTCCGACTGTCGGCACACTAAACACGACTCGCTCCTGCGACTTCTCCGATATGCCTTGATATATATCTGGAGACATAGACAGCAACAGAGGAACATCAAGACGAAGCCCATACCGCCCGTCATTCGGCACGCTTGGCACTACCATACGCCACGGAGCTCCTACTCTTAGAGGATTAGAGGGAATATCCGTTGGCGTGTTCAGCTGGTCTCGATACCACTTGAGCATAGAGATATAGTTTGATAGCTCCGTCTCCTTTATCAGCGCCTCATTAGCGAATGAATGCGGGAGCTGGTAGATAAACCGATTTGGGTCTAACAAGCCAGCGACGGTCTGGAACTGGGAGACATACCCACTCTCATCTACCGCACGAAGTGACAGATTGTAATGTGGGGACGCAGGTCTTATGCTATTGATCGTGTCGCCAACCAAGAAGAGGGTTTTATCGTGGAAAGTCTGATTTGCGATGCCTGATGCGAAGCCGTGTATAGACTTTGGATTCCACACAAGGGCAAACAGATTTCTATCCTCACCTGTGGTAATCTCCTCCGTCTGAACAATGGCCTGCGACCACTTGCCCGCCACGTTGTGGTCCGTCCTATACCTCCACGCAGGGAGATTCATAGAGACAACATCTGCACGAGGCACTAAGCTCCAATCGGAAGCGGTAATCAATGCAGGGACATCAAAGGCTCTCGCCACAGAGTTAAGATGCGTCTTGGTGACGATAGTGATATTGCCAACCGCAGGAAGAGCCGAGAACTCCGCATCATTACCCTTAACCACCATATCATGAGGAGAGTAGTCGAGAAGTTCATCCCACCCGCTAATGGGGAAGTCAGCAAGCCCTACATTCCCAGCCACCGTAGAGACATCGGTGATAGCAAGAATGCCATCACCCTGCTCAACTCGCATACTTAAAGAGCCAAGGATGCGCTCGAGAGCCTCAAGGGCGGTAATCGGATTATCTCGACTACCTACAAATGGAGACACATCTACGAATAAGTCTGAACCAAAGATATCAGAGAAGTGGCTTGCGATAAACTGGATATTGTATCTCGCAACATACATAAGGCCGTATTGTCGAACCGACTTGTGAACCACCTTGTCCCACTCGCCAAGACCGAGGGCCACAAGGTACGCCACGAAGTCCCCTACGGACATACGAGGATTAGACAAGAAGTCCATATCAAGACCGCCCTCCATTAAGTTTACCCTCGATAATCGTCCGAAGTCGTTAGCCTCAAAGCTGACGAGGTAGCCCGTATCTTGGTTGGCTGGCTCTTTATAGCTCTCTGGGTCAAGAACTCCACGCCAGTACCCTTTAGTCCATTCGTTAGACATAGGGTCGTACAAGCTCGGGATCTTCATCAGCTCTTCATCTGTTATACTCGACTTGCCCTCGAGGTAGAACAGAACTACGGACACAGACCCATCGGGGGCCTGCATCAGGTGGCGATACCGCTGGTCCGCCATCTCCTCCAAGAGAGAGAATGCCAGCCTACCCTTGACTACTGGGGCGAGAGCATCCTCGCTCTCCGTCGTCAGCGTCACCGCAGGCACGCCAAGACGCACCTCCTTTACCTTTGGGTAGCTCTTGGTTTCCTCCGTGTCTGGGTATGCGATTAGGAGCGCCCACATATCTCCCGATACATCCTTGAACGGAGCTACGTAGTGTTTGAATGTAGTGTTACTCATATCCTTTCTGATTAAAGACCGTGGTGATAAGTGACTGACTTTTTCCCGCAATGTAGTCCACGCTCCACGCAGGCCGCCTGCCAGCGAAGAGGGCTTGTCGGTAGACTTGCGGAAGAATGAGCCCCGGCAAAAAAAAAATTAAGCCGAGGACGAGGCCTGCGACGGCGATGATCAGTACAGCGCTCATACCTTATCTGATTACGGTTACCACATCCAGCAGGCGCACCGAGGTGACCATGTTCTCCCAGCTGTCTGAAATCGTGTTGCAGGCATCCATTGCGGAGAGCTCTTTGATAAGCACCCTGCGAGCGGTCGTCTTGCCCTTCCCATCGGTAAGCCCTATAATGTAGTAGTGGTAGCTCTCTCCGTCTACGTCAAGCCCGATAGCATCGGACACCCCGAGAGGCTTGAGGCTCTTTATCTCGACCGCATCAGAGGCGAAGCTGGCGAGGTAGTCTAGCACCTTAGCCTCCGCCTCGGTGTATGAGAGAGCATCCACAAGGTAGTTCTCGGTGACTTTCTTGTCATCTAAGTTGCTGTATGCAACTCGTGCGAGGAATAGTTCCATATTGTCAGTGTATTTACGTTAGTTGTCTGTACTGCAGGCCTGCAGATCGTAGTCCTGGGTGATTTCATCGATGATCTCCATAGCCAGCCCCCAGTTGCGAGGCATTAGACCTTCTGAGATGAGGCGAGAGAAGCGCTTAGCCGTGTAGGCTGGCAGGCTATTCATCGAGACGAATACCGCGATGCGAGCCGTCTGCGCCTTAGTAGGCTGGCGACCTCGGCCGTAGCCGAAGCTCATAGCCAGCTGGCAGTAGTGCCGTGCCTTGTCTAAGTCCTCACGCCCACCCTTCTCGTGGTGACGAGATACGTATTTGACTACGTTCCCCTGAAAGAAGTCCAAGCCTAATAGGCTGATCAGTTCTATTGGCTGGAAGCGCATATCCTTGTAGTGGCTTCCGCCTACCTGTGTATCAAGTACGTTCATCTGTTAAGTATTTGCGTTTTCGTTAACCTATTGCTTCCGATGTTGATCGGACGTGTCGAACATCTCAAGTACGCTTGCTACGTACACATCCCACACGTAGTCCTTCGCCTCATCAATAGAGGCCTTCTTGATTGGGATAACATCGAAGTCTCGATACTCCCCAATTCCGTAGACTAAGAAGCCTACGCCATCGAGGTGCTGAATGTAGAAGTCGAGTCCTATATCCGTGCGTGTGACTATCACGCCACCTCGGTTTGTGTCTCTCCATTTGAGCGGTAGAAGCTCACGTTCTAATTGCTCTTTCGTCATAATCGTTAGTCCTTAATGCCGAGCATTCGGCAGGCCATAGATAGTCGGAGTTCCTCGGCTTTTCCCTTGAGTACCTCGAGCGGGATGATATAGCCTGTGGATCTGGCAATTTCGTAACTCCCAAACTCCCACCTCCCGTGTGCGCTAACGTCGACGCTACAGGAGCTATTCGCCTTGTTTACGTCTATCTGGAAGTCGATTCGGAGTGCGTCGTACGCATCTTCGTCTCCATCTTCACCATCTATCAGCGTCACTCTTGAGTGTAAGCCGTAGACAGGCCTGCCCTCTTCTTCCTTCCACTCCAGCGGGCATTTCGCAAGCTGGGCTTTTACTTCTTCGCGTGTCATAGCTGTGCCTCCTTCTTCATCCTGCGTATTGCCTCGGTGAACTCCTCCACCGCTTCGCTTAGGTCGGTGAGCTTGTCGTCCAGCTCGTTGTACTCCTCTTGTATTTTGTCGATAACTCTGCATATATACCTCACAGGCTCCTCGTCAAGGTCTTTGATGCGGTCGTCTATATCCTCGTACTTGTCCGTGACCTCTTCCAGTCTTGAGTTCAAGATGGCAGCGAAGCGCTCCATCGATTTCAGTTCTTCTTGCGTCATAGTTCGTTGTGTTGTTAGTTAGTCTTGATTATCTCGGTTGAACATTGAGTATATCTGCTCGACTATCCACGCTCTCCCCTCCGCCTTAGCTTCTTTGAGGGTGGGTAGGACCATATCGAGATTACTTTTCAAGTGGTCCGATACAGAATAGACGCACCAGCCACCACCATCTGAGTACTTGCAGATGTGTATTCGCCAAGCATTCACCATTGTCCACCATTCGTCGTCGTCAACCTTGCACCATACAAAAGGTCGCAGGCTTCTGTCGATGAGCTTGCGGGAGATAGCCTCGGTAGGATATGGGGCTTTTGCCATCAGCTCCGCTCGCATTGCTTTGAACATGTTTATGCACAACCGATTGGTCTTGGCGAGCTTCCTTGTGCAGCGTTTAAGCTCGTCTATCTCCTCGGTCTTGGCGGTCACCTCCTTTGCGAGCTTCTCCTTGTCTTGAAACAGCGAGTAGTTGTGCTTCGTGAGGCTCTCACGCAGGGCTTCCTTGGACTCTTGGACTACGTCCACCTTGCACTCTAAATCCACACAGCGGAAATAGAAGAACGCGCACAACACGACTGAGACAACGTAGACCACTAAGAGGGTGGTGGTGAATGCTCCGATCGTCATAGTCATAGCTGTACATTCTTGGTTAGTAACTCTTCGGTGATCTCGAGGGCGGTAGGCTCAGCGTCTCGGTGCTTCGCCACTCGGAAGCGGGTAACCTTGTCCCCCGTCCAGCCCGTCAGCTCTCGGTAGACGTAGTAGCCTTTCTTCAAGAATGGCAGGAGAAGGGCGTGCGCCTCTCCGTGGGTTAGAGCCTCACCCTTGCCACTATCCTCGATGCGCACGTAGCAGAAGGGACTACCGTCCAAGCGCTTAACTATCTCTGTGCGCATCCGCTCTACATAGTCATGGCGTACGCCCCAGTCCTTGTCATTCTCGGGCGTCTCGGTGGGTGCCACGTCCTCCGCTTCGGGTGTGGCGGTTGCCTTTGGCTCTCGCTCCCTGCGTTCGTACCACAGCGTGAGCGTCACTGCGAGCGCCCACACAAATAGCCCACTGCAAGCGATGATGAGCAGGTCGATGATGTTTGACTGTGTCATAGCTTATTTCTGTATTAGGTGTTATAATTGCTTGCTGTAAAGTCCACCGCCCAGATTGACGTAGCCCTTAAGCCCCATTACCTCACTATACACGCTGTCAAGGATTCGGTACACTCCCTTGCCACCTGGACTTAGATAGGCTTCTACAAGGTCATCCCAGCGGTCAATGATTGGCTTGTAAAAGGGGAATGCCTCAACGACCTTTTGAAGCTCCTCTTTCGTGACCTCCCCATACTCCACAAGGTCATAGCACCTTGAAAAGTCGTCCCAATCATACGGCACGTCAAAGCCAGCGTAACAACTATCCCCGTCACGTGCAACGCCCATTAAGGCGCACCACATAGTTCTTGATGATACGCCAACGTGTCGCGTGCCTATCCATTCCAGCATCTTAGTCTTGTTCATGCTTGTTTTATGTGCTTTGAGCTATATCTTCTTAGTATTTCTTCCCGTGCAAAGCAGGGCGGAGTTCGTTGTACTTGGTCTTCAGCTCGATGTGCGTCATCAGGTCGATGTCGAGGCGGTCACAGAGCAACTCGAGGGACTTGATGGAGTAGAGAATGGCGTAGCGGTGAGCGTACTTACCACAAAGGCAGCACGCCTCCTGAAGGATAGGCCAAAGTGCTTCGGCAAGTGTCATTTCCCCTGCGATGTAGAATGCAGATACGCCTAAGTCGGTCTCTACCTCCGTCTCCGAAAGCGCACGATCTTTGAGCATCCACCCCAGCAGGTCAAGCAGGCGTTTCACTGCGTCGGCAATCTCGTCTTCCACGGTGTCCTTGACCTCACTGAGGAACTCTTGAGCATAGGGTGCACCCTCTATCCGCTGGAGTGTGTCTATCGTGTCGGGATCGAGCTTCGCCCACTTGCCTAATCGGTCGGCCTCGATGGCCTCGTGAAGCTCCCCGAAAGCGAGCATCAGACAATGCCCGACGGAGCGGGGCTCATCCCAAAAGCCTTTAGCTACCGCCCGCTCGTGGAAGTCCTGAGAGAGACGGGCAAGCATCTCTACGTTGTAAAGTCTGTATGTCATTGTCGTTGCTATTTGATGATGTGTGATAAGATGTGTTTGATAACCTCTACCGTCCACCCGTTGCCGAGCATCTTGTAGGCCTGCGTGTCGGAGCACCCCCACTTGTACCACTCGGGGATGGTTTGCAAGCGCGCACACTCGGTGGGAGTTAGTCTACGGAGCATACAGCCTATTTTAGCCACGGGCTGTCCACTGCCGTCGTTCCTCGCTCTTGCGGGGATGCACGGAGCTTTGCTTCCAGCTGTCGAGCGGAAGCCCTGCCCATCCTTGTGCGTGCGCCAAGTACCAGGTACAACGCTCATCCCATTTGATCGAGCTCCTTTGTAGGAGCACGATAGAAGGGCGTTCGCTTTGTCGCTTGGGCTTCGGAGGTTCTTCCGAAGCCAAGGGTCTCGAAAAAGAATGTCCATATCGGAGTGATTGCCACCGCTATGTCCTCCAGCAGTTAGGCAAGAAGCCTTGTCTTGCTGAGCCTTTGGCTTTAGCTTCTTGTCGAGCTTGACTATGTCTGATGCCTTCCCTTCCTGCGCAGTGGCTATGCTTTCAAGAGCCTCCTCGTTGAGAGAGAGATTGCGCATATAGTATTTCTCGTCCACTTCATCGTCGAGGATGTCTCCGATGCAGATGCCTCGGTCGGCAGGCTGTGGGATGTCTGTGAGCAGCTCACCCCATATCCCCTCGCTCTTCATCTGTATGTTGCTCCAATATAGGCGCACTCTATTCTGTGCAGACACAAGGGCGGAGTTAATCACAACGGGTCTAATGCCGAGGCTTTCGTTTATCCTCACCTCGTCTGCTGGACGCATCCGCACATTCTCAAGGAGGTACTTTACGTTGGGGTTGAGCTTTTGCACGTGGTGCAGGATGTCAAGGAACACCCAATACAGCCTGCTTCGTGGGTCATCGTGACCGAGCATTTTACCAGCGAGTGAGAAGCCTTAGCAGGGAGAGCCAGCGAGGAGGAGGTCTATCTCCGACCACTCAATGTCCCACTCTCGCCACTTCTCTACGTCTCCGAGCTGGATAGTCTCGGGAAAGTTGAGCTGCGTCTGTGCGATAGCGTGCTTGTCTATCTCGCTGGCATAGTAGCGATCAATAGGCACGCCCAGATCTCGCAGGGCTATCTGCCCGCAGCTCATTCCGTCAAAGAGTGATAGTACTTTCATTCTTTCGCTTCTTCTCTCTTACTCATCACGGGCTTAGTGCGCCAGGGGCGTGGCACACGCTCCAACGTGGCGGGCTTAGCCGTTGGAGCTTGGTACTCACCTTTGGTCAGCACCTTCTCTGCGAGCTTGAGCGTGAAGTCGCCGAAACGGCTAATCATCCCGAGAATATCGTGCTGTTGTCCGCTAACGACTTGGAAGTAGCCCATCTGCTCATCCTTGATCTTGCACGCCTCATCGTGCATCTTGGCTATATCCCTTGCCTGTCTTTTGAGCGTGGAGCTGGTCCGCTCAAGAAGGCGCAGGCGTGAGTGGAGCGTCCACAGTAGGTAAGCCATAACGAGCAGGCCTGCAGAGAGTAAGATTAGTAGTGTGATTGTCATTTGTCGAATAGTTTGGTAGGTGTTGCGAGGTGGTGGATAGCGAGGAGTAGTGCATCTCGCTCCTCTTGGTTGGTGCGAGCGAGCTTACTCTTAGGTAGCGTAAGATTGTGACGCCTGCATACTTCGAGTATTTCAGAGTGGGTGATCTTTCCATCTTGTCCTCTCCAGTGCTTGAGCAGTGGATTTTGGCAGATGAGCGGGAACTCTTTTGCCTGTATCGCATCTCGGAGAAGCTCGCCAACCATAGCGCACCGACCAAGGTGGTAGCCTTTCTTGGCCACAACTCTGTGGTTATCTTTTGGTGATGCGTGCCAGTTGTGTGCTGTACTCCAGATGTCCTCGAGGACAAAGCGGTAGGAGTATTCCGTGTCGAGATACCTCTCGTCCTCTTCACATCGCCATTCATCGAGCAGGTCAAGCACTCTCAGGAATGGCATAGTCTCGAGGTGAATAGTTCGATCGGTGATGTTGATGCAAGCCCACCCAGAAGCCTCCGTATCGGGGTCTATGCCAATAAGGAGAGGCTTCTTTTGATTTGGATTATCCATAATCTTACACGAGTTAGGCCTGCGCAGCGCCTGTGGAGTACTCGATCTTCCACGCCTTGACTTCTGGGTACCAAGTTCCGTTGTACTCGCGTCCATCGAGGTCGATATAGGCGGTCACCTCTTGCCCTAATTGCAGGGGAAACTTCTCGATAGTCTCACCGAAGAGCTTAATAGGAACTTTACTTGGGAAGCGTCCGCCTGTGTCAAGTACAAATACCTGCGACTGCCAGAGAGCGCCAGTTGACTTACTTCTCCCCTGCATAAGTTGGCAGAGTACTGCTACTGTTCCCTTAATTTTGATTTCGTTGTCCATAGGTTGGTGATTAAATACTTGTTTTCGTTCTGTTCATTCTGTGGTCCGGCACTCCTATGAGCCGTACCTCGATGCAGTCTCCACGAAGGCGTGATACCGCACGGTCTCCGTAGCGTTGAAGTTCAGACCACGGGAGGTTTGTGGTAGCGACGATCGGTGCATCTCGATACCCATAGTCGGATCGCTGGTTGATGAGGTCCGCCAGACTCGCCTTGTTTCCATAGCGCTGGAAAGTAGCAGGCTCACTTCCGAGGTCGCCTATATGAAGCACCCGATAGTCCAGGGCGGTGTACCTGCCATCTGTACTGTCCATAAGATCTGCCATGTGCCAAAGGGCGTGCGTCTCACCATTCCACAGGAAGGGCTTCATAGTGCGTCGGCTATTCACACCATCGTAGAATGGTCGCTGCACACCGAGCATTTCACTGAGATCTCGCAGTAGAGTCACAAGAAGCGTCTTACCTGTACCAGTCTCACCTGTTACTATCAGCCCCTTCATCGGGTCGTCTATCTCTGGATGTGGCAGGGCGAGTAGCCAAGAAACCGCTTTTGCATATCCGAGAGCCAGCGTATCATTGTCAAGCGAAAATCGCTCCTCCCTCAGCTTGCCAAGCTCTGTGATATAGTCCAGCGCATCATCAAGTGTTATACCTCGGTACGCATCATAGACCGATCGTGGCGGTAGGCCTGCCGTCCGCTCCTCTTTGACCTTCTTGACAAACTCCGAGGCGAGTGGAAGCGCACCCTCTTTGGAATGTTGTTGCTCGTTACTCATTGCTGTTAGTTTTTTTGGTGTTCGCCTTCTCTTCGTACCCTCTTGAGTACAAAATCCTTGTATGCCTTCATCTCCTCGCTCTCTTCGGCCTGCTCCTGCTCCTTCTTGACTTCATCCCACATGTGGTTTGAGTAGTTCTGGGATGCAGGAGGAGGAGATGACGGCTTGGAGGCAGGGTTGTCTCGATAGCACCCCTCCACAACCTTAGCGAAGTTGTCTGGCTTGACAAGCCACGACAGACTCGCCATGGCTCGATTGCCTCGTAAGAAGGTGGACGCCTTGGCTTCTGCCATCATCTTTCGGAATTGGGCTATTGCGTTTAGTGTGGTCTCCACCGTGGGACGCTCCTTGGCGCTCCCATCTGGTCGGTCGGGCATCAGTGCCATAAACAGCTCATGCCCGTCTCTACAAATGGCCTGCGATAGGATGATTGACTTAGAGAAGCCATCATCTCCAGCAGTCTCCTCTTCATAGAGCGCTCGCCACACCTTACCGAAGTCTCGCATATCTGAGTTCGGATACATTAGCGAGCTAACCATAGCGCGAAGCGCAGGGTCCTCTATCGCATCTATTTTCTTCTGCTCGCTCTCAAAGCCCCCTCTGGGGGTTTGGGGGAGACTTTCATCTTCATCTTCTATTTTATCTTTTAGGGGGGTATTTACCCCCCCTATAGTCCCCCACAAAGTAGAGCTGAAAGTAGAGGACAAAGTAGAAGCGCCTTCTCTACTTTCGTCTACTTTCGTTTCTGCTTTCTCTACTTTTCTACTTTTGCCTGTTTTCGTCTCTACTTTGCCCTCTACTTTCGTCTCTACTTTGCTCTCTACTTTTCTACTTTCATCTTCTACTTTTGAGCGATTGCGCTTAGCCTCGCGAGCTCTATCTAAGCCTTCTTTGACAGCTTGACTTACGTTGTAGCTACGCTTCTTTGGTGCGGCTTGCTCGCCTTGCTTTTTATCTGCACCTCCAAGAGTTGAGAGGTGGCTGGTGAGGCGTGGTGAGTAGAAGTACTCTACTCCATCCTCATCGGTGGCGATCTCAAACAGACCGAAGTCCTCAATAGTGGAGCGCACGACTTCCGCCCTTGGTCTCTTTGGCAGGATGTTCGCCAGGCGCTTGGCGTTGTTTGGATAAGTGTACCCGTCTTCATCTTGCTGTGCGAGCTTTAGGAGGAGGGCGGTGTAGATGCCCCAGCCCGCCATCCCATGCTCTGCAGTCAGTGCTTCTATCTTAGCGTCCTGCATGGCGAAGATGTCGAGTGGTATGTATTTATGCTTACACATATTCTGGGAGTGTGAAGTAGGTAGAATTGAGTGTGTGCCCAGAGATCAGTAGACCTTCTTGATAGAGATCCAGCAGGATAGGGCGGAGGGTATCGAAGTCATAGCCGACTACCGAGGATAGTTGCTCTTTAAGTACGATCAGCGGCAGCCGTCTTTCTTCCTTGCGTAGCTGGAGGTGTCGCTGTATCGCTCCTACCACCTCGTGTCGGTCTATCCTCTTCACTGCTTTACTTCCTGCCCTCGGCGGCTTTTCTCTTCCCTGAGTAGGATGAGCTTGTCTGCTGTATCTCCAGCCTTATGTGAGAAATAGCGGACCCGCTTATTTCGAGCGCGCATCTTATTCGTTAGGAAGGAGAGGTACAGCTGGTGATTATGAATGTGCTGGTCCAAATCTTGATCGCTGAGCTGTCTGAATCGTAGCTCGTCTATGTTGCGTTGCTTCATATAGTGGTTACTTCTGTCTTGTCATCTTCTGCTCTCTGCGTAGGCACTCTGCATACGCATCTACGTCGAGGATGAGAGTAAAGCGCTCATCCTGCAGGAAGGCGCTTGGGTACTTTTCTATTCTTGAGTTCAGTGCGCCACGCGACTTGATACCGAGGAAGCCGAGTACCTTGTCACGACCTGCGATATATCTCTCGGTGGGCTTTGCTATCTCCGTGTGCTTGCTTAGTGCCTCGCACACCGCAGATGAGATGAGAGCCTTGAGCTCTCCTTGACTGAGGATGATTGCCGTGTCCATATCTATGTATCTATTGAGGCTCGTTCGAGGTGGCGTGCGAGCTTCCTCGCCATGAGCTTTGCATTGCGTATCGCATTCTGCCACTTGAGGTCCTTCGGGCTATTTTCGTAGCCCTTAGTACCAAGCACCCGTAGCGTCCTTGCGATGATCACTGCATCGGTGTTGGAAATCTGTATCATTGGAGTTGTTGGATTTTAGAGATTGTCTACTTTGTAGCGCGCCTTGCCCTCTCGGGTTTGTCGCGCTTAGTCATAAGTTCATTCATCACTATTCCAGATGCACCCTCACGGGCTGACTGGACAATAATAAGAGTATGTTACCACAGCCTTATGGCCGCGGTGGGATGACCGCCCAAATAGCGGTCTATTGTTCTACTTTGGTCGGTGCGCCTCCTAGCTGATTAAGACAGAAGTAGTATCAGAGGGCCTGCGCCCGACGCACCGACGTATTACTTACTTTTTGTGAGGCCTTGCTCTCCCGAGTTCGTCCTCACGATCTAATAACAAATCATCGAATTACATGGAAACTAAAAACGTTGTGGGCGCGGGAAGCCTCTAAATTGACCGCCCGCGCCACGGATTGAAGAAAAGAGAATCTATCCGCTAATGTTGTCTGCCGTAGCGCTCGATAGCTCGCCACGTATAGACGGTAATGCCGAGGAGGAGAACGCCTGCGAGCTTCTTGATGAGAAACTCCGAGGTGCTCACTGCTGGCATTGTTGGGTGGTCAGTGTCTGAGACTATCAGCAGAAAGCCGAGGAAGCCCAAGATGCAAAGTGCGCCTGCAACCAGATAGGCAAGCGCTGTCTCTACTCTATTCATAGCCGTATTTATTTGTAGTTACTAATGTGTAGTCAGGAGGATTGCGATCCTCGGGTATTCCGTGCCTTCCACGGCTTCGCTCTGTGCGCAATAGGCCACAGACTAACTACAATGGGTTAATCACGCGCGGGCCTTTCACCCGCAGATTATTTCGTTTCGCCATTGTTTGTATCAAGTATGTCAAAGATCGCTGTCGCTGGAGGGCTTAGCCTTCGGCAGAGGTGGTTGCGTTCAGTTCCTCAGCGCGCTTGAGCGTGCTGTAGACTGTCACCATACACACCTTGTATTTTTTGGCAAGGGCTTTCTTTACCTGCCAAATTCCTCCGCCTTGTGACAGAAGTCGCAGGTAATCGGCCTGCATCTTGAGAGCGCGCTCATCTAACTTTTTAGAGTGGCTCTTAGGAACTCTTATTTCAGCCATATTGCAGGTGGTGGATTATCTTTATCTTTGTTTCAAATTTTGCTTCAACTTTGAAGCATTTGTTGTAGCTCCTCTTGAACTACACTACAAAGGTATAACTAATAGTTGTACCAAACAAGTGATTGGGACAACTTTCCGTTGCGCTATGGAAGAAACAATGCCACTACCTGCTGGCTCACAGAGGCTTAGAGCAGTTCTAAATTTTTTGATTGAAGAGAAAATAGTTCACAGTCAGACTCACTTTGGAGACCTTGTGGGTGTATCTAAGGGCAATATGTCTAAGTATCTCAACGGTCAGAAAGAGCCAAAAGAGGATCTATTGACCAGAGTTGCACAGGCAGTACAACCAAGAGTTCCCCTTCTTTCAGAATCCTGGCTACTCACTGGCGAAGGCGAGATGCTGAAGGCTGACGCACCAGCCACACAGCCCTCACCAGAGAATAGCGCACGCCCACTCGTAAGCAGTGACCGCGATTGGGTAGAGATACCCCTTGTACCGCACCGTGCGAAGGCAGGAGCGCTATCTGGATTCGGAGACCCATGCTGGGAAGAAGACAAACAGACAATGCCCGTGCTGATCGATAAGAGGCTGAAAGGAGATTACCTGCTCTTTGAAGTGTCTGGCGACAGTATGGACGACGGCACCAGTACAGCGTTTCTCGATGGTGACGTGCTACTCTGCCGTGTCCTTCCTAAAAGTGACTGGCAGTATGGTATAAAGCGCAGACGAGACACCTACTGCGTCGTGGCCACCGAAGCTGAGGGTATAGTCCTCAAGGAGGTTGTAAACCACGACAAGGCAACCAACGAGATCACCTGCCATTCGCTCAATAGCCAGTACAAGGACTATTCAGTGAAGCTCGATGATGTGCAGGGCATCTTCTATGTAGAGGAGCTTATCAAGCGCAGATTCTAATCTAATACGAGGCATTATTCACCTAAAATAGACTCACTATGAAGAGAACAGAAACCCTTGCATCCGTAGACCGCAAGAAATTCGTCCGAGACAGCTTCGACCAAAACGACAAGACACGACAAGCCGCTGACACCGCCAATATATGGGGCTTCGTCTTGGTGCTTGTTGCTGTAGGCCTCCTATTCATCGGGTTTATAAACTCCTACGAAATCAATAGAGAGATAGACTACATCATCGCGTATTCGCTCGGTCTCTCCTCATCTATCGCTATGAGCATAGCCAGCTTCCAAAGAGCGCCAAGACTACGACGCACGGCCGACAGCCTTGACTACCAACTTATGGCAGCCTTCCCCGACTGGCAGGATCTTCTCAAGGAGGCCTGCGAAGAAGACCAGAAGTAACTCGCAAAACTACAGACCTATGAAGCATCTATACTCGGTATTCGCAGTACTACTGCTCATTCTTCTAACCTCTATAGCAGGCTTTGCACAGCGCAACAACGCTAAGCCAAAAAGCGTTATCACTCGAACGATAATAGGATGCACCCTTGGCGAGACCACACTGGAGCAACTAAAGGAAAAGATCAAAGAACAGGGCGGAGAAATCCAAAAAATAGAAGACGGCAAAGAAGGGCCAAGAGTGCAAGTGGTATATGCGAGTGGCGTGAAGTTTTTTGGGAAGATCCAAGACGCTGTCATTTTAAAGACTGTTGATGGTGTTCTTTTTACAGTCGCCTTCATTATAACCGAAAAAGATGAAGCTGACCGCTTAAAAATAAGCCTCCCAGATAAGTATGAAGGATGGGAGAAGACGCATACCAATAGACTCTCGCAACCCTATGAAGGCGGCTATTCAGACTCAAGATCTTTAGTTGTACTATCCTATAAGAATGATGGCGAGTACAGCGAAAAGTTCAAATACGCCATACTCCTATATCTGGATAAAAAACTATCCAAGAAGTCAGGTGAAATAGAGAGCTCCGACCTATAGAATAGTAGCCCCATTATATCGCATACAGTTGTTGAAGATTATTCAACAACTCACATCAAAACCATTTCGTTGAAGCCAACGAAATGGTTTTACAACTCCACAATATGCTACCCATACGACGTACCTGTCACTTCCTCCTCGATAAGCAGAAAGGCTGGAAGGCTCTGCAAGTCCGCTACCGCATCCGCTACGGAGGTGGTAGTGGCTATATCACAAGTGTATATGTAGGTTACCGCGTCGAGCCAGACAAGTGGAGTTCCGAGTCGGAGCGGTGCATGAAGAACACGACGCACGGAGATAGACGCACGCCAGCCGCTATGATAAACCGCGCACTGCAGTACACGGAGGAAGCTATTGAGAGTGCATTTAACTACTTCGAGAGGGAAGAGCGTCTGCCAACTCCCGATGAGCTAAAGGCAAAGTATAACGAGTACCTCGGTGAAGCGATGGGAACGACCAGAGAAGCCCCAGCAAAGGCGAGCCCAGAGGACAAGCGCAAGATAGTAGCACTCATCGACCTATTCGTAGAAGCTGAGAGCGGGAGACGAAGCTGGAGCGAACGCCACCTGGCGAACATACGCACCGCACGTATGCACATAGCAGACTACTCGCAGTCGGCTACACTGGAGGATATTGACGAGAAGTGGGTGGCAGACTTCATCACGCACCTAACAGCGAAGCGAGGCCTGCTCAACGGCTCAGTAGACAAGACACTCCGCATCCTCAAGAGCGCTCTCTATTGGGCTCAGGGGCAGGGCCTGTACGAAAAGGCTTACCGACGCTTCTTCGACGTACGCCTCAAGGGTATCGACAGCAACCGAGCCGAGGTATATCTCACCTGGGAGGAGCTGAGCCGACTTGCATCTGTGGAGCTTCGCCTACACTCCGAGCGCGTAGCCCGCGACCTATTCTGCTTCCTTTGCTTCACAGGCCTGCGGTACTCGGACTTGAAGAAGCTCACCCACGACAACATCACAGAGAGGAGCATACGATACTACGCTCAGAAGACGGACCAGCTCATCGAGGTGGACATCAACGACCACGCACGCGCTATCCTCAATAAGTATAAGGGAGAGGAGAGGCCTCTTCCAGCAATGGCAGAGCAACGTCTAAACCGAGCGATCAAAAGCGTGTGCAAGCAGGCGGGAATAGACGCACCCGTCACACGCCTGCGATATTCTGGTCGCCAGCGCATCGAGGAGTCGCTTCCGAAGTACGAGGTAGTGACCTCGCACATAGGACGACATACCTTTGTTGTGCAGGCTCTCACACTTGGCATACCTTCCGAGGTCATCCGCAAATACACGGGGCATAAGACCGAGGCAACGATGCGCCCGTACATCGCAATCGCAGATACCCTCAAGGCACAGGAGATGGAAAAGTTCAACCGTCCGTTGCTATCCTCACAACGGACGCTTAGCGGACGGAAATAGGTATCATCTAATGAACTTTAATTGCTCTTAAATGTGCGGGTGAGGCAGGTAGATCACGTATATAGTAACGGCTTGCACACTTACGCCTACATTTATCAGATAATCAGCGTATCCTGCTCGGGGGTACA